TCTTTTCACAAACACAAAGAATCAGTTTGGCACAAAGTCAATTACAACTGGCGCAATCAAATCCTCGTATACATAATTTATATCAAGCATATAGATCAATGTATGATGCGCTGGGGGTAAAAAATGTAAATTCTATTTTACCACCACCTGCTCCACCACAACCAATGGATCCGGCGTTAGAAAATATCATGGCAATTAACGGAAAACCATTTCAAGCGTTTCCAGGACAAGACCACAAAGCACATATTGATGCACATTTAAGCTTTATGTCTATTTCTATGGTGCAAAATAATCCAATGGCGATGATGTCATTGCAAAAAAATATACTTGAACACATTTCATACATGGCACAAGAACAAATTCAGCTAGAATTTGTAGAAGAAATGCAAGAAATGAAAATGATTCAACAACAATTAGGACCAATAATGCAAAATCCACAGATGATGCAGCAAAATCCACAAGCAATGCAGATGGCACAGCGTGTTCAACAGATAACTTCACAGATAGAATCAAGAAAAGCGAAGTTAATTGCTGAAATGATGATTGATTACGCTAAAGAAGAAGACAAAATTAGTTCAGAAGTCGGTGGTGACCCATTATT